TGCATTTACTGAAAAGTCATGAAGACCATTGATGCGAGTCCTAAAACCTGCATTTGTTTTCAGCTCTGTAGTGTCCAGAACGTCACCAGCAATTTCCATTGTGGGTGATGTCGCTGGGACATCCAGCCATGTAGTTCCAGCATCCGTGGAAATTTGAAGTTTTACTTTATAACCTGCTTGTCCTGCCATAATTAGAATTGGTTGTATTAAACCTCATATAAAAGGTTAATCCCGTGAACGTCAATTTGTTAGTTGTCTTTATTTGCTAATCTTACTACATCACGAAGTTTGCAAGCTAAAACCTCTATCTTGGTCACGTCATCTTTATGATAACCCTCTAAATCCTTAGTCGCGATAGACGCATAAATGAAATTGTTTTCGTGAACGTCTAAGAAGAAAACGAGAGAGTCAGTGATCTTCTCCGCCTCATAGATCCTCTTGATATGACAATCGACCATCTTCGATGTTTCCATCCGACAAGAATCTTTTTCATAGCTGTCTAAGAGCATAGATATGTACTGTTGATCAACGGGAATGTTCTTATAGTCGGCCATAGCGAGAGAATATTCATCCTCAACTTCCCAGTGAACCGCTGTAGTATAGTATCTAGATGAGGGTCTCGGTAAACCTCCCCCGTTATGCCCAGAGAATATAACAACTCGACTTGCTGCTGTCTGATCACAAATGTCCCTCATACCATCCTGTATGGATCTAAGATGCTCCATCATCTTTATATATGTCTCCGTTCGAGACCTTCTAGTGAGGTAATCAAACATCTTTATTAGAAGCCCCATAGCCTTTTTAGAGGCTACAATAGCACCAAAAAGAGCAATAACACTAAGTAAGACATCCTTATCCATAGGGGAATAGTATTAGAGATTCTTATCGTGGGAAGGATAATTAAACACGATTTCCAACGTCTGCTGGGTTTCTCTGCACTTGAATGTTCATGGTGAACATATGACGTTCAGATTTATCCCTAATCATATGTGTCGGTTGAGTAGTAACATAAAATCCAAAGTACCGACTCCCATTCAAAACCAGATCCTCTCTCAATCCTTCAAGCAAGATCTTTATGTCGTGGCATAGTTGATACGCATTCTTATAAGTGTCACCCCTAGATCGAACCTGCAAACCAATCATCTCAATAGGGAATTTTGGGCTGGTCGAGTTGCCTGGGGAGTCATACAGAGTCACACAATTATCTGGGGTCGTTGGCTCCACAGAAGTAAACAAATCAACCCCCTTAGTTAGGGCTGTTTGAGCGTCAATGTAATCAATTAGATCTTCTGTTGGTGGGTTCATTTACTGAGTCTCCTTAAGTGTTTACGCATCTTGGCCACAACCTTTCTGCGAATGTAGAATACACTCTCGTAAGCATTCCGTTCAATATATTTCCACCGACCGCCTTTCGGATGGTTAAATTCAGCAGTCTCATGTTGGATCACGGCATACCTCTCACCATTCTCCCTGTCTACAGCACCCATAGACCCAATCTCAACAGTGGTTTTCTTTCGATGCCTCCATTGGTGAATTTTCTTGTAGATCGAAAGTCTCAACTTACCAGTATCTAGAGGTGCATCTTTAGAGGCTTTCCGCTGAATCAAATCACCAACGTCATTCATTGCCTCTTGAGAAGCTTGCTCAACGGCTTGAACAATAACCTTCTGGAATTGCTTTCCGAGATCATCACCTGTTACCTTAACACCCATTATTTCAACCAGACTTTTACTAAAGTTTTACGACCTGCCATAGAGACAGATTTTCTAATTTTAACTGCTAACCTAGTTGATCCATCTGGAGTAGTCAACCTATCCTCATAGGTGATAGCGTCAACGTCATACAAGTAAACTATCGTCGATGATCTGACCTCATTTCCATGCTGGTCTGTAACAAGCTCGTCAACATACTGAATGTGACACTGGACTACGACTGGTGGAGCGTATGTTTTGTCGCCCGAGAAGTTCCTCCCCGATAGGGATTCTACTGAAACAGGTTGTGTTCTAAGGTTTGCGAATGACATCTAGAGAACCTCTATACTTTGTGTTGTTATCAGAAACGAGAATGCCTTTCCAATCCAACGCTAAAGCATTATGCCCAAATCTAGTGGACTGCAAACCAGTCAACAGTTCTCTTGTGTATTTCTCTCTAGAGTCCCCTAATTCCTGTTCTTCAGGTTCACGGATATATAGAGACGTAAAATGAGAGGCTAAGTATAGAGTGATTCTATCCAGAGCCTCTTGTGAATATCCAACATCAGACAACCGACCTACTACTATTAGGTCGGCTGTCTCAATGTGAAAGTCGATGTCTAACTCAGGAAATTCACCTTCAATTTTGATGACTTTCCTGACATCGGCTGAAGTAACATTAGCCATTAGACTTGCCCTTTGCGGGGACAGCGTTTGTGCTTGCTACTGAGGCTTTAGGCTTGGCTTTCTCTTTCGTGAGATCAACAAGCTTAGGGGTTTTACCCACACCTTGTAATTTGACGAGCTTACCTTTTGTGCTTACTGGCATAGTTGATTCTCCTATTAAGGTTTAGTGAGATGCGCTACCCCAAGACGACCTGCCATTGTCGGCATTAGAATTGGAACTAGGGAGTTGAACACTTTGTACTCAGTCTCAAAGAGGCTGATGTCATTCCACTGAACGTTAGACGTGTCTTGTGCAATCGCAAGATCGATAGTCTGAGAGTTCAATGTAACAGCAAGAACCTCACCTTCATCAAGATAGCGAGCTGGCTTGATAGATGCAATCTGAGCAATCGCAAGAACTCGATCCTTGATCGTGTTGCTGCCCTTGTCTGGAGAGTAATCATTTTGAAGGTTAGTCCAGATGTCGTAAGAGACATACATTGTGATCGGATCAGTGATAAGGTCTTGAGTCATCAAGTCAACAATCGCAAGAGCATCCGCTACAATCGCAGCACCCCCAGCTGCTGCCCAATCGGCAGATGTGTTTCCTTGGATTCGCTCTGGGTGAGTACGATAACCGAAGACTTCGTTATTCTGAACCTTTAGACCTGGCACACCATCCAAGATCATCTGCTCGTTTGCTTGAGCAACTTTGATGGCAGCAAGAGAACCTGAACGTTGAGAAGTAGAACCAAAACCACTACGCTGAGAAGCAAGCTCATTACGAGTATGAACCGTGTAGCTCTTGTGAGTGATCGGAACTGGAATTCCCTGTAAGTCATACTCTGGGCGATCATTTTTCGCTTGAGTACGAGCATCCATGTCAACCTGTGCTCCAGTGGTGTCGCCTTCGCGCTGCCATTGTGCAATGATTGTTCCAAGACCCCCTAGACTGCTAGTAAGACCAGCAGAACGAATATCATTGATGAGAATCGTATTCTTTTGGTACTCACGGATCATCTTACGTGTGAGTTCTTCCCACTCATTCTTGCGAAGGGTGGATTCACCTGCATTTGTCACTAGTTCTCCATCTTCGACATCCCAAAACTTGGGGTTGCTTCCACGGAAGAACTCAGCTTGATTTGTTGTAATTAAAGACATATTGTTTTTCTTGTTTGGGGTTATGCAAATTCAACTGCGATGAAAACTTCAGAAGAACCACCAGAGTTGTCAACAGCTTCACGTGCGAAACCAATGACTGTCTCAACCGATACGTCACCACCATGTTTCACAACAGTACCATCACCAGCTAAAGCAAGTGGGTCTTCAAGTGAAATTGCAGGTGCAGCAGCAGCAACCTTCAAATTCATCTCATCACCACGACGAGGAATTTTATAGGATGTGCGCTCATCAACGGCATACGAGCCTGCGATTGTCTTCCCTTTCATGTCATCTTCAACCACAACAGCGATGCGCGGTTCAAGGACATTTGATTGAAGAACTAGACCCCCAGCATTATTTAGGGTTACAGCGTAACCAGGGAAAACCTCAACAGCAGCGTTGGCTTCCTTGGTTGGCATTGAACCCATTAGGGTAATTGTATTATTTTCTCTAGCCATAACGTTTAGTCAATTTTAAGGTCAGAAGTCTTGAAAGACCCTTTGCTCTTGTTTGTTTCGATTTCCTTAGAACCACCTTGGCCACTATAATCAGTGCCTTGGTCGTCCAACTTATCCGCAAAAGACTTGAGTGCGTTTACACTTAGCTGAGCTAGCTGTTCGTCTTCAAGGCCGTAACCTTCTTTGACTTTTTTAACTAGGCCTTCACGTTCTTTGCGGCTATTGATTTGAAACTCTTTAAATTCTGCAAATTGTGCAGCATTAAGAGTGATTGTGTCCGAATTGGCTGAAACTTCTTTCTTCGGGGCTGGAAGTAAACCGTGGATACCTTCAAGAACGTTGACTTCCAACGCTTCGAGGGTTTCTTGGTCGCCTTCACCGAATTTAGAAGCAGCATTCGCAATGATTTCTTTAATCAGTTTTGCTTTCATGGTTTTGTCGTTATTAACGGCAACATCGGTTGCCCCTGTTTTTTTATCCGCTTCAGAGATCAAACCTTGACCCCCTCCGTGAGATAGAAATTCTCTAAATTTATTAACCGCAAGATCGATAACCGATTGCTTGGGTTCTTTCTCGCCTTCGCATGGCTTCCCCTCTCCACAACCACCACAGCAAGGTTTTGGTTTAAAGCCGCTGTCGTCACCTTTGTTCGCAACAAAAGCGCCTGTCCCACAACCATCAGCCACGGAACAAGCACCTTTTTCGTCGGGGAGGATTGCTAAATGATCAGGTCTAATATCATTCGCAACACGGGTGTATGATGTGTTGTTGTAGATACCAGCCTGATCAATGGGAGTATTTCTAAGGCCAGTGGAAACATCAACTGTTTCACCAGCCTCAAGACGAGTAACTAAATCTTCAAACCCAAGGGACTTCGCCTTGTCAATGTTGATCCAAAATTCAGCCTTTAACTCACCATTATCAAAACGTGGATTGTATACAGTTCCAATATTAGTGTTTGACTCAATCTCTGGGTCGTTAGCGGAGACATGTTTACCATCCTTCATAGGATGGCCAACTGGAATAGGAACTCCAGCCCAAGTCTCTACATTCGCTTGAATTTGGTCAGCGGAATAAAACATTCCATTCATCACGCCTTCACGCATGCCGATAACAGGAAGAACAAGATGCTCTTGTCCATTCAAGGTTTCACGCTTCGCATTTCCTTGGAGCGAGTTTCGATTGAAAACTAATTTACTCATAGGGTTTAATTGATTAGAGGTTATTGTAATCTTTTTGCAATAAAAAAGTGATAAGAATTTCTGATCACTATCTTGTTAGGATTTAAAAATCTAATGGTATTATCGATGGAATATCAAAAAGAGGCTGTAAAAATGCAGGCTCAGAAGCTTCAATCACTGGGTGTACTGCACAACGACAATTTGGCTCCCCGAATCTAGACACAACCTCTTCTCTGGTGTAGACCTTTCCATTCCAAGCAGCATGACGATCACGAACCCTTGAGTCTTCTCTCGTCTGCCACCTGTAGTTGACCTCTAAACCAGTCTCTTCCTCAGTCAAATCCCCTTGATAGACTGTCGCTAGCTGATTCGCATAGACAATCTCAGTCCTGACAGTTCGCAAAGCAGCATTCGTCCCCCCTCTATCTATGGTGTCCAGCACGACCTTTTTAGCCTCTGATTTCCTCAGACTCTTTAGCTCAGCATCACGAAGATTGTCTTGTAGCGCCAAAACCATCTGATTCACATTCTTGGTCAGTTGAGCCAGAGCTTTCTGTTGAACCTTCGTCAATCTCTTCCTGTGAAATGAAGGGTTTGATAAAATATCAATACGAAGATCCCTCTCTGCAACAAGTTTCCCTCGATGATAGCTAATCTCAACTAGGTCGGTCAACCAAGAGGCCAAACGATCCTCATCAAGAACCATCGCGTAGGATGCACCCGTTAATAGTAGTAGTAGCTGTTCATATGCAGATTCTTCATCCTCTTGAGGGGACTCTCCTATATCAGAAGAATCAATTGCACTTTCCGCAAACCTAGAGACTTCCCCATAGCGATAAAGGACTTCTGTGTATGCAGAGTTCCTTAAATCTTGAGTGTGAGTTGGGTCACTTGGATTTTCCATTTCTAAATAGATTTCCTACAATGCCACGAACACTCTTCTTACTGTCTCCCTCACCTTCTTTGACTGCCGCTGGTTGCCCCGCTTGCTTTGCCGCTTCACTAGACCTCATTATCTTTTCTTCAAAGTCGTCTCCAAGCTTATCAAGGTCGGTCGTTCGGTATTCCTCCCCTAGAATGTCTTCAACAAACTGCTCTGGTGGTATCAACATCGATGAGCCTGGAGAATTAACATAGGCTGAAATGGCCGTTGCTTTCTTCGTCGCAATCTCAGCTTGTGTCTTCTCATCAGTATCACCTAATGGTGGCCAAACAATCGAATACTCAACACGAGAAAGCTCACCAATCTCAATCATCTTCTCAATGAAAGGGATCAAAATCTCTGGCTCAGAATAATCATTTCTTCGCTCGTCAACTCGATCCTGCCAGTTGAGCTTGTCTTGGGTCGATGCTAGCTCACCAGCCTCAGCACCAAGTAAAATTCTTTGTGGAATCCCAGTAGCCCCAGAGATCAAACTCATGATCGTTCTGAATTGTGGCTCTGGGTCTGGAACAGGAATGCTTAAAATCTCTGTCTTAATCCCCTTCGTGGCAATCCATCTAGTCAATTGATCCGCGAAGGCTTGCATCTCTTCCTTCAACTTCTCAGGATTCTCCATGTGGGTATCCTTGTCTGCATTGGCAACCATACCACCACGACCATTCAACCAGAACATTTCAGATCCACCCCCAACAACCTTCTGGAGATCCAGAAGTCTATTCATGATTGGCTCCAACGCTGGGGTTCCTTCGCCTGGAGTATCTAGAACTTCCTCAGCATTATGTAGACAACGAGTCCAATGAACTTTGAATTTCTTCTCTGTGTTATCTCCATTAGCCTTCTTTAGATAGGTCGTGACTTCATATTCAGTCGGTAAACCAAATCTAGGGTTGTTTTCGTTCTCTTCGTACTTGGTGATCTCAATATCCTTCTCCGCATACGGGTGCAAATACGCCAAACTCCCCCCTCTGGCTGGGAGTGGGGAGTTGAGTTTACCAGTCCCCTTAACACCAATCACCAAAATAGCAAATTTCCCAAGACGAGTTAATTTGTCGAAACGTTTCAATGTAGGGAAAACTTTGTGCTTCCGAATCAGCTTCTTCCAACTCTTGTCAAATGCACTGTCCTCTCCAGATGTGTCGTCATCCGTAACAGTCGGTGGATTCGACCACGTGGCCGATGGATAAGCATTGATGATGCGAGTCGCAACGTCACCACGCTTAAAAGCGTGATAGTAATCAACATAGGTAAGATTCTCATCATACCCAAAAATCTCATAGAAATCAACATAGGTAAGATTCTCATCATACCCAAAAATCTCATAGAAATCACGACTATTGAACTTTTTAGCCAATGCCATACGAGACAAATAATCCAGTGTGTAATTCTGGTTTGCTACAAGTTGTTGTTGGGTTTCTTCCATGTTAAATTGGTTTATTTTTTCGGACTTCACCAGACCCTAGTTTAATGTCTTTAAAACCAACTGTTTTGATCATTGAGTTCACCATTATCGTTTCTTTCGACTTGTTTCTATTTAATTCCGCAAGTCGAAGTGATGATGGGGTTTTAAGAATTAAACCATTGGTTTTATGATTTTTATTTTTCTCTACCATACTC